TATCTTTAACAAATGCATCTTCTGACATTTCTCCTGATATAATTGATCTGTAGTCATCATCTCTTTTTCTTCTCAAGGCATCTATTTCAGATTGTATAGCACCTCTTTCAGGAGCACTAGCATTTTCTAATAATTGTTCTTGTTGTTTTATTTTTCCATCATAGAATGCGTTTGATAAGTTAGCTCTTGTAACTCTTTCAAATTCTGAAGATCCCTTGCCTTTGTTTTTTATTCTTTCTTCTTCTAAAGCGTATTCAGATGAAAGTGCAGTTGTAAATAAATCTTCTCCTAAATTTTGTTTTGCTCTTTCATCAGCTAATTCTGATGCTTGAAATGTTTGAAAAGGTTCTTTAGCAGCTGTTGCAGCCGTTTGAAATATATTACCTTGTGGTGGTGTTGCTAATAAATTTAAACCAAATGACGTTAAGAAACCTGGTAATGCACCTGGCATAAATCCACTTCTTTCACCTTTTAATTTTTGTAATGCTTCTTGAGCCTTAATCGTTGTATCCAAAGCACTTTGAACTTTATCACCATTTGCATATTGTTTTCTTGGTTGATCCAAACCAGATGTGATGCCAGTTCCTGCTGCACCACCCATTCTAAACATGGGTCTTTTTAATACTCTGTTCATATTAAATTGACTTCGCTCCTCTTGCAGCCATATTTAAAAAGTCTGCATTCCCTCCTTTTAATCCACCATAGATACCAGCTAGTGTTGTGCCAACACCTAACGCAGTTTGTAATGGTGTAGGGTTAGGTATGTTTGTTGTTTGTGTTGAACCAGGATAACCACCCATCAATCCAGTTACTTGCCCTGCAAATCTATCTAACTGTTCTTGTGGTGAGAATGTAGCTTGTCTTGTTGCTTCTCTTTGAGCATCAAGTTGAGCTTGTCGTTGCGCTTGGTTCAGCGCGCCCAGCTGACCTAAAGTTCCAACATCTGCTCTTTGTGCTGTAGGAACTAATGATGCTAGTCCCAGTTGATTTGCAAAATTTTGTTGCGCTGCTTGTTGCGCTTGTCCGAAACCTTGTTGCAAGAGATTAGCTTGTAATAATGCTCGTTCTCTTGCAGCCCCTGTGCCAAACTCTGCGAGTTGCACTCCCGCTCGACCACTGCCGAGCGCACCCAAAGCTGCCTGTTGATCTCTTATACTTTGCTCTTGTATAGCTCTGTTACGATCAAATTCTGCTAATGATGCATCAATAACCTGTTGTTGAAACGGGGACATGAATTGTTGAAATGCTTGTGGACCAGTTGAAGCTTGTGCAGCTGTTACAAAAGGTTGAAAAGATCCTATGCCTGCTTGTGCTAATTGTTGTGCTTGTTGTTGTAATGGGTCTTGTGCTGCTACCTGTGGTGCGAGTCCTGCTAAACTCTGTTGTCTTGTTGTAAATGCTCTTGCAGCATCTTGTCTTGCTTTAAAATCTTCTGAAGATTCACCAGGTTGTTGTGATATACCAGCGATACCTGTTGTTACTAAAGGTACACCTGATTGTGCCGTGATCTGTGTTGCAAGATCTGTTCCTAATTGTTCTATAAACTTTGGTGGTAATTGTTGTACAGTTTGAACAGCCATTATAATACTTCCTCTAATCTTTGTGATGTTTGAAACATTTTACGTGCGCCTTCTAAGCCTTGCGATTCCTCAGATACTTCACCTCCGGCTTCGAGGTTTTTCATCATGTTATACATGACTTCTGCGCCTTTGTCTACACTGCCATCACCAGCATTTCTTACAGCGTCAGCTGTGAATACGAATTCATTCTTAGATAGTCTGGCTGGCACATCATCAGCTCTTTCCATTCTACCCATGTCTACAAAACCACCTGTTTCTCTATAGTCTTTTTCCATACCATCCATGTCTAATAATGGCATGGTCTTTTTAGCTACCGGTTCTACATCTCCACCTTTTTGATAACCTTTTTTAAATAATTGTTCAAACTGTTTAAACTTATCTTTATATTCTTTATTGTCTTTTGCCATATCAGGAGATACACCATACATCGTTTTAAAACCTTTGTATAAAGGACTCTTAGCCATTTTTTCCATATCTTCTTTACTCATCACAGCTCCTGCTTCAACATATTCCATTCTACCACCATCTGCTTTAAATGCTCTTGCAAGATACTTATCAGGATTAGCTCTTATCTCTGCTATATCTATACCAGTCTCATCTGCTATTCTTTGTGCTTCAGCTTCTTGTGCTGGTGTCAATAATCCTGCTAGCGCTGATACTGCTGTGATTGCACCAAAAGGATTTTTTCCTATCATGCTAGCAAATTTACTTGGTTGTAAAGATTTACCTAATTGCTCCATACCAGGAACATTTGCAGTTAATGCTTTAAATGGATTAAAACTACCTTCACCAAAAAAACCAGCAAGACCTTTTCCAAGAGCAGTTTGTCGTAAACCTGCAAGTGGTCCAATACCTGCTAATCCTAGTCCACCACCAATTAACGCAATCTTACCTAATGGTGAGTCTGCAACTTTCTTAACAGCTCTCGTTGCTTTCTTAACTAGTTTACCTAAGAAATACATCTGTCTTCCTGTTTCAAGATCCATGATCCCACCTTCAGCTGCAAATCTTCTTGATAAACCTGCTTGAGGTCTTAGGTTTCCAACATCAATACCAGGAGATGTTCTGTTAGCTATTTCTTCTTCCTCTACTAGAGGTAAAAGATTTTGATAATCGCTTCCTTCAAAAGTTTCAACAGTTTTAGGTATAGAATCCATAAAAGCAACATCGGATACATTATAATCTACTGTATCAGGATCAACACCAAAAAGTCTGTTTATTTCATCTTTTCTTTGTTTATCTAAAATTTGTCTAATTACAAAACCTGGTGGATTCATAACAGCGGAAGCTGTTTTAACAAATGGATTATTTATGATTTTTTCTAATGTAGATGGGCCTTCTATTTGTCTTCTTTTTATTTTATCAATAATTTGTTGTCTGTCGTCTGTATCTCGTCTAGGTCCGCCAGTAACAGCATCTGTGCCTGGGGATATTTGATCACCTTGAGCCAAACCAGCTTTAAAGAATCCAGTTCTTCCACCTTGTTTTAACATCTGTTTTACTTGTTGTGCTCTAGTTATGGCCATCTTACTATCTTATTTTGTTTTTCCAAATAAATCAAGACTCGGCATGAGGACTTTTACGTCTTGAGCCATGTCTTCTTGTTTATAACCCTTTGCTTCCCAGTCTTTTCTCTCTTTAAAAAGTTCTCCTGTTTCCTTATGTCTGTACGTTGTCTCTACTTTTGTTGGTTTTATTACTTGCATTATACTGTTACCTCTTTCTTAATGTTTAAATAACTAATAGCTACATCAAATGAATCTGAGCTACTTGAAAGCACAGTTAGAGTATTACCACCTTCAACCACTAAAGGTTGAGTAAGTAATTCTGTTGTAACATTAGCAGTCAAAGCTGCTGATTTTATAGCTGTTATACTATTATTTGTAACTGTAACAGTGGGTGTACCGGCTGATGTAACTAATATAGATTTAATTACATAAGTTTCACTTACCAAAGGATTACCAGTTCCAAAAGGATTAATAGCACTTCCTGATGTGCTATTATCGGTTCCTACAAATTTAAATTGATTAGCCATTAATTTATAAATAAGTTAAACGCTTCAATTTCATCTTTTAATTCTTCTTGAAACGTTGAATTTAATTTTTCTACAATTGCATCTAAGTCTCTAGTTTGTGCTTCTGCTACTGTATAGTCATATTCTTGTGCAGGTCTAGTAATAACTTGTGCTATTTTTGCCATTATCTTCTACCGTCTGGTTGTATATCTAATCTAAAAGTTCCTAGTTTCCAACTTTGACTAGAACCTGTATTTTGTACTTTTAAAGCTATTGCTCTTGCTCTTGCACGTGTATCAACTTTTTGTGTCGAGGATGTAATATCAAATGGACCAAGAGAAGAACTTGCAGCTGTATCATTTGGAAAATTTCTTAGCTCTAATGTAACTCTGGTAGTTCCCGTTTGTGATATAAAGTCTGGTATAAATCTTCTAATCTTCATTAAAAACTCACCATCTCCTCTAAGATCTGCCGCACCTGTTGATTGACCTGTAATACCTCTACGTTGACTAATATCAAAATCTCCAGATGTTATAGTAGCAGTGATAGCAGTTATAGTTCCATTTCTATTTTGATCTGTCCCTGTTTCGTGTTCATAGTAACTTGTTCTACCCTCTGTGTTTCCAATCACATCAAAAGAAGTATCTGTATCAGCATCATACTCTAAAGCGTGTGGTAAACCAAATACAGCGGAATCTCTCCACATAGTTCTAGCTAAACTACCAACTGTCCATACTGGTCTTTGTGGTGATGAATCAAAATAATTATAACAAACCATTCTATTAACAACTGATGATCCTGTCTCTGGATAAAACCACATTACTTCACCAAACAAATTATTTAAACCTGCAGATATCATTTGATTACCTGATGATAAATTTACATTATCATAAACAAAATCTTCTACTAAACAAGGTAGTGATTCTAGCTTACCAGCATATCTAAAGAAACCATTTTCAGACATCCAATATGCAGCACCATCTACTTCGACACATGCATTCTGTCCAACAAGTCCACAGTTAGTTCCAACTTGTGAAAAGGCAAAAGTAAATGGTTGTCCAACAAAACGTTGTGTAAATAATGCTGTATCAGTCCAAACATAGATTGCATCTCTACCTCTGATTGCTCCTCTGATCTGTGATCCATCTGCTAGTCTTTGTGTACCAGCTGTATTGGTTGCTGTAGGTGTGTAAGTATTTATATCTTCTTGATCAGAGAATCTAATAAACATATCGTCTTGTGTAGATGTATCTCCAATTGTTGTCTCTGTTCCAAAAAATACTAAGTGTCTGTCAGGTGTAGATACTAACATATGTCTTGATGCTGTTGGTGCACCAGATATAACTGTTGCTCTTGTTTCTGTTGCATTTGACAAACTAGAGTCCCAAGAAAAAACAGCACTGTCATGAATTAAACAAATAGCCTTATCACCGAAATTATCAATAGACCACATACCAGGTTCTAAAACTAAATCACCTGATGCGGCTTCACCCCATGCAACAAAATCAGATGAGTTGGTTACCGTTGCTCCATTACTATGAGCTGCTTTTGATGTTCCTCTAACTCCTCTTGTAATACCAGTTAAGTCATTACCAGAAACTCCCGTGTAGGATATTTCTTCACTACCAACTTGAATAAAATTTGTACCTGAAGATGGAAAGTTAGCTGTGCTTGTTAACGTGATCGAAGTTCCTGATCCACCAGTCCCTGCTGTATCATTTAATAATGCACCATTTAAAGTTGTTGTGATTGCTCCAGATGCTTCACCACCCCAAGATCCTAATCCCCAACCAAAACCTTTTGCTTGTACAGCTGGACCTACAGTATAATATTTTTGTATTCTAATACCACCAGAGGTCGTTGCACCAGAGCCACTTTCATTTGAAGGCATTGTAAGTGTTGCTGTTAAATTAGTTGGTGTAGTTGCAACCATAAATTTTTTATTGTCAAAATCAGATGCACCAAAGTTAGATCCTGTAATTGTAGTAAAACTATCTAGTAAAAGTATGTCACCAGGTGTTAAGCCATGTGCACTAGAAAAATTTAATGTAACTGTTGGTGATCCATTACTTGTGCTGAATGCACTTGTAAGCGTTGTTGTTGTTTGAATGGGATGTATATCATAAAACACACCTCCAGAAAAAGCATACAATATTCTGTTTGTTCCTATGATAGCGTATTTTCTTCCTAGACTATTAATAAAATGATGTAACCCTCTTCCTGCACCAGTTAATTCATTTTCGTTTAATGTACCTAATTGATTCCATCCACCCATTTTTTCAGGTGTTTGATATCTAAATCTAACATTATCACAATCTACCCACTGACCTTCTGCTCCTGTGGGTGTGACTTGTTTATTAATTCCTGGTTGAAATCCGATTTTTTGTAGCATACAAAATGTATACCATATTTTGTTGTTTCGTCTATTATTTAAAATTTGGTCCAGTAATCCAAATTATTAAAGCATTTCTCTCGCCTTTTGTTACTGGTGTTACTCTATGTAAATGATAACTAGGAAAAGCAAAAAGTTTACCTTGTGTTTTATCAAAAATTTCTGGATTTTTACCTGTTAACAAATGAAATTCTCCACCTTCATAATCTTTTGAATCAGAAAGTTGTATCGTAATTGACAATTTTCTAGTCTGGTATTTATGTATTTTGTCAATGTGAGCATCAAATTTCCCTGACGGTGCTTTATAATTTGTAAATTGCAGTCCTTCAATAATACCATATAAATCAAATTTAAAATAATTGTTATTTAAATCATTAACTACGTCTGTAACTCTTCTATACAACCAATCTAAATCGTCATCTGGTGATAGCCAAGATATTAAACACTCTCTGTATTTATTATATTTCTTATTATTATAAGATGATTGTCCTTCTTTTAAACCTTTTATTTTACCCATGGAAACTATTTGTTCACATTCTTTTTTAGACAAAAAATTTTCCCAATAAGCATAATGACAAACTTCATCTAAATTAAATGGCCAAGGATAATTAGGTATATTATGTGTTTTCATATTAAAAAATTTTCTTTTTAATGTGGTCTCTCCATCTATATTTAAACTTAGTATTGATTGAGATCATTTGTAAATCATCTAATTTTTTTAATTCTGGTGTTTCCTCTACCACTTCTAACTCTAAAGGTTTTTCTGGTATAGGCACATACATTGCTAATGGAGTTCCTTTAGGTATTAAAACACTATAATTATTTTTTTCTGTAAAATATTTTTTTTTAAATGCTAGTTGAGGATTAATTTCAAATAATTTGGAGGCAGGAACTATACCCGGTAACGTGCTAAATATCTCATTATACTCATAGAACATAGGAAGTTGTTGAAGTCTCCAACCATCAGGAGTTTTAACTCTTAAAGGACATTTAGGTTTCATGATACACAATATATCTTCTTTGATATTTTCAGGCACATAGTCTTCAAATTGATCTTTAGTATGAAAAACAAACTGAAAAGTATCTAAGGGAGTGGTCCAACACACATCATTATTTTTAATAGAAACTTGTAAATCACACCACAATGGTAAAACATAACCTTGAGTAAACCACCAAGGAAAAGACGGACAGTTTTTTACATTATTATAATCTGAATATTTTTTTTGTTGAATTTTTTTAAACCACTCAGGTATATATTTTTTAGCAGGTTCCAAACAAGTTAATTTTTCAAAACCAGGAATTATAGACCAAACAGTTATTTTTTCTTTCTTTTTAAAAAACATTTTTTATATAATTTAAATTCTATACCACGATTTTAAAGTTGAATGCAATGCATATTCTTGGATCTTCACTTCTATTTCGTGAAACAGCATGTTCTAATCCTGAATTGAATATAATAAATTTACCTGTTTCTGGTGGAAAATACCAATCTGAATAATCATAATCATGTTTTTTATATCTTATTATTAAATCTCCACTACCTTTTGGAATATCTACATAATAGACTCCAGCTAACTCTGTGCCTTCACTTAAATGACGATGAAATTGACTATTTTCTCCTTTGTAGTGAACTTGTGACCAATAGTGATCTCCATTAACTGTATTTTTTTGTAATCGTTTTCCAAAATGTTTTTCATAGGCATCACTCATTTGTTCAATAATTTTTTTTATTTCTTTATCAAAAGGTAAGGGAATATCCTCTGACATTGTATTATTAGGATCATCGGATAATCTATTTTCATAATTTTTTAATGCTAGTTTTTTTAAATGTTCATTATCTATGTCTTTTAAAAATCCATATAAAAAACCATGTGTGTACATGGTAACATATTCACTATACATAAAATATTATATCGTTTTTTCTTTCTTTTTAAGGATTAATTCTATCCCAACTTTGTGTTTCTTCATTCCATTCATATATGTTTTCATTATCAGGTTTTAATGTAGGTGGATCCCATTGCCAAGTGGTTGTATTTAGTGTCCATGAGTTATAGGGTTGTGGTCTATGAAAAACATCATTAACACTATCGTAAATATCACCTATGCCTGCATAATTTGCTCTTAATGCTTTTGATTGATCTTCGCTTGGTGTGTGAGTATTAGGTTGATAATGAACTCCACCTCTCGTGTTATAAGATGTTTGAACCCATGACTCTTTGTCAGAAAGTGTATCAATATGATCTTGTTCGGCTACTATCACCTCAGTAACTGTTCCATCAACTACTTTTGCAAAATGTGCCATCTATAAATTCCTATGCTTGAAACCTCAAAATTACTACACCTGAACCACCAGCTGCACCGTTTTTGTTGTTTGCACCAGAACCAGCACCACCTCCAGTATTTGCTGTCCCTGGAATACCATTTCCACTAGACTCTGATCCTCCACCATCAGAGGCTGTTCCTTTAACAGCACCTCCGGTATAAGAACCCGTACCACCTCCAGCTCTTCCTACTGAGGATCCTGTTATACTAGAATCTACTCCATTACCACCATTAGCTCTTCCATCATGTTGAGGAGGACTAGGTGTAGCTCCTGCTCCACCTCCACCAGATCCATTATAAGGTGGGCCATTGTAACCATTAGCGCCGGCATATCCTTG